TAAAGTCTCAAGGTGAAGTACAAGAAATGAGAAACGAACAAGCACAACAACAACAGGAGCAAATGCAGATGCAACAAGCTCAACAAGTTGCTAAGATGGCAGGAGACGCAGCACCAATGGCTAAAGCTCTACCAGAAGAAGCGAGAGCTATTGTAAATGCTGAAGAATAAAAATGGGTCAAGCAAAGAATAAGGAAAAGAACTTTGAGAAATATGTTGAAGGTTTAAAAAAAAACTATCAATACATATTTGGAACAGACGAAGGACAACAAGTTATGTCTGATTTAGAAAAGAGATGTCATCATCATACTACCACTAATATAAAAGGTGATAGTCATGAGAGTGCATATATGGAAGGACAACGTAGCATCCTTCTATTTATAAAAGCAATGCTACTTAACAATAATGAAAAAGGAAAATAAAAATGTCATCAGAACAGATAACGGAGCAAACAGCTTCGCCTGTAGAACAGACACAAACTACAGAACCAAAAGCAACAATAGCTAGTGTTGCAAAAACAGATACACCTGTATCATCAACAACAGAACAAACAGTAACGAATAAATCTTGGAAAGAAGCAATTTCTAAAGAGTTTAGAAACGATCCAAACATAGAAAAGTTTACAGAGATAGATGCACTTGCAAAGTCATATATCAATGCAACTCACATGATTGGTAAAGATAAAGTTGCTGTACCAAATCAAAACTCAACTGAAGAACAATGGAATGAAGTATTTGATAAATTAGGTAGACCAGCGTCTGCTGATAAATATATTTTAGATTTTAAATCTGATGTTGTTCCATTAAACGAAGGAGATATAAAACAATTTGCTGATAACGCACATAAGTTAGGTTTAAGCAATAAACAAGCTCAAGGTGTTTTAGAGTTTTATAAAAATAATATGGAAGGTCAAGCTCAACAAAGTAAAGTTAATACAGAAACTTCTCAAGTTCAAGCCGAACAAGAATTAAGAAAAGAATGGGGAAGAGAATTTGAAGCGAATGTTAAAAGAGCTGGAGCATTAGCTAAAGCTAATTTAAATACAGAGATACTTGATCTGGAACTTAAAAATGGCATGAGAGTGGGAGATCATCCGGAACTTATAAAAGGCTTTGCTAAGATAGCATCTATGATGTCTGAAGATAAAATAGTATCACCAGAAAGTGATAGCACAAACAAAAGTGCAGATATTGAATCTCAAATTTCTAGTATTACTAACAATCGTCAAGGACCTTACTGGAACAAAAACCATCCAGATCACGATAAGTCAGTACAACAAGTTTATACATTAAGAGAAATGTTAAATAGTTAAATAATTTTAACCCCTTGTATTTTTTTGTAAATTAATGTAAGGGGTTATTAGTAGGACAATTCGCAAGAACCCTATTGACCAGAAGGAATAGACTTCTAGTCTAAAAGACTTTAAATCCAAGAATTGCCTACTTATTTTAAGTGGATAACCTTTCTGTTTTAACAATAACAATAACAATAAATGGAGAGACAATTATGTCATCACAAATAACAACAGCATTTGTACAGCAGTATTCTGCTAACATACAAATGTTATCTCAACAAATGGGATCGTTATTAAGAGACAAAGTTCGTGTTGAATCTGTGGTTGGAAAAAATGCTTTTTTTGACCAAGTAGGTTCAGTAACTGCTCAACTTAAAACAAGTAGACATTCAGACACTCCGCAAATAGACACTCCTCACTCAAGAAGAAGAGTATCTCTTGCAGATTATGAATTTGCTGATTTAATTGATCAACAGGACAAAGTACGTCTTTTAATTGACCCTACATCATCTTACGCACAAGCCGCTGCTATGGCAATGGGAAGAGCAATGGATGATGTCATTATAGCTGCTGCAACTGGTACTGCCTACACAGGCGAAACTGGTGCAACATCTGAATCCGCACAAACTGCAATCGCAGCTAGTGTTGGAACGGGAACAGGATTAAACCTCGTTAAACTAACAACAGCAAAAAGATTGTTAGATGACGCAGACGTTGATCCTTCTATTCCTAGACATATCATTGTAGGTCCAGAACAACTGCAAAATCTACTTGCTGTAGAACAAGTTACAAGTTCTGACTACAATACAATTAAAGCCTTAGTACAAGGTGAAATTGATTCCTTTTTAGGTTTCAAATTTACTGTTTCTAATAGACTTGCAAAATCTAGTAATGATAGAACTTGCATAGCTTATGCAGAAGATGGAATCTGCTTAGGAATTGGAAAAGATATTTCAGCAAGAATTGACGAAAGAGCTGATAAATCTTACGCCACTCAAGTGTACTACTGCCAATCAATCGGTGCAACAAGAATGGAACAAGCGAAAGTAGTTCCAATTACTTGCACAGAAGCATAATAGGAGGATATATATATGGCTAATTCAATACAATACGCAAAAATTGCTAGTACACCTTCTGTAAAAGTAAAGTCTAACGAACTATATGGTAGAGTAAGATCGGCTTTTGCTGAATACGAAGCAAGTGCAGAACAATCTACTATTACTATGTTTGTTATTCCTAATGGTGCTAGATTATTATCTAGTGCTGTTAGTTATGATGCTTTAGGTTCTAGTACAACTATTTCTGTAGGTTACGCTGCTCATACAAAAGCAGATGGAACTGCTCAAGCTCTTGATGTGGATGAATACAAAGCTGCGGCTGCGTCAACATCTGCTGAAAGTGTTGCAGCTCTTGACACTATAGCTTTAGGCAAAAATACAGTAACAGATGCTAACGAAGATGGTGTTCCAGTTACAGTTACATTAGCAGGTGCTAATGGTACTGGTACTATTCAGTTGCAAATGTTTTATGTAATTGACTAATAAATAAAATTTTAGGGGGTGGAAGCGAGAGTAGAAACCCCCTAGAGTGCTTAAAAATAAAAATATAAAAGGAGAAACATGAGCTTATATAGAAATATAAACGCAAGAAAAAAAGCAGGTACGTCAAGATCAAAATCAAAATCAACAATATCAGCTAAAGCATACAAAAACATGAAAGCTGGTTTTCCAAAAAAGAAAAAATCATAACACATGGCATCAGTAGTAGACATCTGTAATGGAGCATTAAACCAACTAGGTGCTACTACTATTCTGTCATTAACAGAAGATTCTAAAAACGCAAGACTTTGTAATGCTAGATACACTCAAGTTAGAGATTCATTATTCAGAACACATCCTTGGAACTGCTTACAGAAAAGAGTAGAACTTGCAGCAGATACAGATACACCTGCTTGGGGTTTTACTAAGCAATATACTTTACCC